ATATTCATCTCTGGTAATTTCACCAAAGTTCAGTTCTTCTTTTCTGAGAACCCATTCTTTCATAAAATCATTCAGAACCCCATAATTAAACCACATACCGACAGGCGGATGAGCAGGCCAGTGATCAGAATCATGGTAACGGACAGCGGTATCCTCGCTGGAATTGCATTTTTCATCTGGATAGGTTTCTAACTGAAAGAGATTGATCGCAGCCGGGTTAAATTCATCAATCCAGAACAGGATTTCCATAAGTTCAGAAGCATCCATAATAGTAGGTTCATGCAGTGCCAGTGGATTTACGTCCAGAATCTTAGCCATTTCAGTTACCAGATCTTTACGGGGAACCCTGTAATTCGTTTCGTATTGGGCAAGGCGGTTTGCACCTTTATCGCCCCAGCCGAGGGCAGCTCCAAGTTCTGCCTGCGTCATATTCCGGAATGTCCGGATTTTTTTTATTTTATCACCGATTGTCATATCAGATTTCCAACTTTCTTTTTGATAAATCCATTTTACTACCAAAAACAAGGAATGTAAACAGAAAGATTCGCATTGAAGCGAATAAAATACTTGACATTCGCATGAAAGCGAATTAAAATGACAGCACAATAAAGATTCGCATGAAAGCGAATGTGCAGATGCGGATAAATACTTTTTGCAAATTATTGCAAAATGAGGTTGGTAAAATCCTTCTGTCAGGCTTTATTAGTGAGAGGATTTTTTGAAGAGAACAACATTTTGGTGTTTCCAGGTTGTAATAAGTGAAAGGGCATTCAAAAAAATCTCTTTTGTACCTTGAAAACTGCATGAGCTGTATAATCTGATTCCACAGATGCCATAACCCTGTAAATGATTTTACAGGCGAGCGTCGAAGATACTCCGGAAACGGCTGGTAAGTTTGCGAAGAAGCTACCAGCATTCAGAAATACTTTGATAGAGGTCAGATGTAACGCTGACAACAGATTATACGAATGGAAGCCAATACGCTGAACAGAATACAAAATGCTATAGATATCTGGATAACTGGAGAAAAGAGGAAGAAAGATAAGGTGATGTGGTTGAGAAAATTGTAGGTATAGGACGACTTATACAAAGAATATGTTGGAAAAGAGGTGAGCATCATGGTGAATCAGTCAGTAATAGATTCCAGTGTTGATCTGGAGCAGTTAAAGGACATTGAAGATTTAATTCCTGATATGGATAAAGCTATTTCTGAGAAAGTGGAAACTTTTCTGGATAAATCTGGCGATCAACCGTATGCTCACATGAATGAAGGGTATGTGGTGGTCGTGGAAATGACCGGAGAAATAGATACCACAGATGCCATTAGTGATTATCTAAGAAAAAGAACGGAGTTGATGTATTAGATGCAAGTCTTGAAAAAAATATCTTGCGAAGCTACAGATGTTATGTTAATGTGAAGTCAGGGAAAATGAATGTGATACATGGTTTCTGACTTCAAATTCATAACTGTTCAGTACCTTCACAGTTATGAGTCAAAATCCATTAGAAATCGCTTGCAGCGATGGGATTTTGACTTATATGTCTCGGGATTTTGTCATTAACATGACAAAACGCCTCGCGGAATAGTGGAGTGCTGGATTGTGTTGATAATCAATGTGAATAAGTAAGTTGGGAGCGATGTAAAATGGAACAGATGCAAATGAATATGCCAGATATATACGATGCTGCATTGTATCTTCGATTATCGAAAGACGATATGGAAGAGGGCAGTGCGAAGTCAGAGAGCAATAGCATTGTAAATCAGAGAGAGTTACTTCGGAGCTTTGTAAAAAGCCAGCCGGATATTCAGATCTTTGATATATATGTGGATGATGGATACTCAGGAGGAAATTTTGACCGACCTGAGTTTAAACGAATGACAACTGACATAGAAGCTGGAAAAGTAAATTGTGTGATTGTAAAAGACTTATCCAGATTCGGAAGAGAGTATATAGAAGCCGGGCGATGGATCGAAAAGACCTACCCGGCTTTAAATGTGCGTTTTATTTCAGTTACAGACCAGTTTGATAGCAAAACAGCAGACTTTTCAGAGAAGTCATTTGTAGTTCCAATCAAAAATTTTGTAAATGAAAGTTATTGCCGGGACATTTCCGGTAAAGTGCGAAGCCACCAGAAAATCAAACGTGAAAAAGGTGAATTTATTGGAGCATTTGCCCCATATGGTTACTGCAAAGATTCGGAGAATAAGAATTGTCTGGTGATTGATTCTTATGCAGCGGATATTGTAAGAAAAATATTTTCGTGGAAAATTGATGGATTCAGTCTTGGGGCAATCGCAGAAAAACTGAATGTACGTCATGTGCAGTCACCAAAGGAATATAAAAGGGCAAATGGTGAAAATTACAATTCCGGATTTCATAGTTCAGATACACCGAAGTGGTCGGCAGTGCAGATCAAAAGGATTCTGACCAATGAGGTTTACATTGGAAACATGGTACAGGGCAAGCAGGAACGAATCAGCTATAAAGTAAAGCAACGCCTGGATAAACCAGAATCAGAGTGGGTGAAAGTAGAAAATACGCATCCGGCAATTATCAGGCAGAATGATTTTGATGTGGTTCAGAAGTTACTCCAATATGATGGCAGGGCATCGAAAACATCAGACAGTGCAAGCTTTTTTTCGGGATTTGTGTTTTGCGGAGATTGCAAGACACCGATGATACGCAGGGTAAATCAGTATAAGGGGAAGAAAAAAGCTTTTTATATCTGCCAGACAAAGAATAAAGGTGGAGATTGTACCAGACACAGTATTCCGGAAGAGGTGCTGAAAAGGATTGTATTGAAAGAGATTCAGGCATATACAGCACTTTTTATAGACTATCAGATGATTATGGAAGAACTTTGTGAGATGCAAGTCAGTTACGATCAGGTAATCGGTTATGATACACAGATTAGTAAGTTGCAGGAAGAATATAACCGTTATTACAGTCTGAAAGCATCTTTGGGTGATGACTTGAAAGAGGGACTGATCAGCAAAGAGGAGTTCGATGATTTTCGGGAAAGTTATGGGAGAAAATGTGAAGAACTGGAGCAGATGATTGAGAATCAGAAAAAGCTGATAAAGCAAATGTTTGAGGGTGGAGTGTCTGCAACCGTTCAGTTGGAGGACTGGAAGAAATCACTGAAAATCAAAGAATTGGATCGCACATTGCTGGCACTGACCGTAGATAAAATCTATATTTATGAAAACAAGCAAATTAAAATTCACATCCGCTATCAGGATATGATTGAGAAGATGAAAGTCATAAGACGGTTTTATGCGGAACACAGGACAGAGTGCAGGAAAGAGGTGGGATAAATGGCAAGAACAGCAAAAAGATATAAGAAAAACACAGAGAAGAAGATTCCTGGTATTCCGGTATGTATGGCTGCAATTTATGCCAGATTATCCGTAGACAATGATGAAAAAAAGTCAGAATCTATTGAAACACAGGTTACGCTGATAAAAGAATTCATTCAGAAGCACAATGAAAATCCGGACAAAGAGTATGAGATTGCTGTATATGATATTTATTCTGATTTGGGAAAAACCGGAACAAATTTTGACAGACCGGGATTTGAACGGATGATGAATGATGTCAGGGCAGGTAAAATAAACTGTATTCTGGTAAAGGATTTCTCACGATTTGGAAGAAATTACATTGAAACTGGTAACTATCTGGAAAAGATTCTTCCTTTTATGAAAGTGCGATTTATTTCTGTATGTGACAACTATGATTCATTTGCACCGGGTGCTAAGAATCAGGAATTATCCATGAATATCAAGAATTTGGTGAATGATGCTTATGCAAAAGACATTTCCGCAAAAGAACGGGCGGCGAAACGTATTGCACAAAAAAACGGTGAATATGTGGGATCTACAGCTCCATACGGATATTGTGTGGAAAAGATAAATGGAATTTGTAAGTTGATTGTGGAACCGGAAGCTGCAAAGATTGTCCGCAGGATTTTTGAAGAATATGCTTCGGGAGATGGCATACAGAGCATTATTGACAGGCTGTTTGAGGATAGGGTACATCGGATTTCGGACTATAACCAATATCATCATGTGTACTGTCAGGATGGAGAGAATCTTCATCAGTGGGGAAATTCTTCGATACGTGCGGTTTTAAATCGAAATAATTATTATGGTGATCTGGTTCAGAGAAAATACGAATCCAGATTTCAAAGAGGTGAAAAATGGTGTGACATACTGGACCAGAGTCAGTGGATTATTACGCCAAATGCTCATGAGCCGATTATCAGCAGAGAACTGTTTGACAAAGCACAGGTCAGGTTAAAAGTAGCACAACAGAAAGCAACAAAAACTACAGTAGGATGGGAAGAGGATGAAAGAGCATTTTACAATGTATTGTATTGTGGAGATTGTAAGCGAAAAATGTGTACACGTAGATACAGAGGCAATGTGTATTACTTTTGCAATGCTGCCTGGTATCGGGATGAAAGAAAATGTAGTCACAAATCTATTTCCGAAGAGAAGCTGCAGAAAATTGTCCGTTCAGAGCTGACCAGACAGTTTCAGTTATCTGACTTACGGAAAAAGGATATGTCTGCTATAAGCAGTGCAGTATTTCTTACCAAAATCAAAGAAATTCAAGCAGAGATCAGGAAACTGGATGCAGATATGGAAAGACGTTCAGAAAAACTGGCACAGGCATTTATGCAATATAAAGAGGGCGAACTTTCCAAAGAAGCCTATATAGAAATGAAAGATGACCGTAATAACTGGAAAGTGTTCTGTGAAGAGAGGAAGAAGTCTCTGGAGCAGACTATACGTAAACTGGAAAAACAGCAGAAAAAAGAAGCCAGATTTTTACGAAGTCTGTTGGAACTGGATGGGACAACCAGAATCAATGCGGAACTTGCGGAGAGCCTGATTGAAAGTATGTATCTATATGGTGATAACAGACTGGAAATCAACTTCGGGTTTAAGGGGGCGGTAGAATATGAGTAATCAGAAACTGATTATTGGATATTACCGTCTTTCCATGGAAGATGATTCAGAGGGAGAAAGTAACAGCATTATCAATCAGAGAAAACTGGTAAAAGATTATATTTCCCATATTCCGGAGCTTGCTGCTATGCCATTTCAGGAGTTTTACGATGACGGATATTCTGGTTCCAGTATGGAGCGCCCGGCAATTAAGCAGGTTCTGGAACTTGCCAGAGAGAATAAAGTTCAGTGTATTGTGGTAAAAGATTTTTCCCGTTTTGCCAGAAACTATATTGAGATGGGAACTTATCTAGAGCAGATTTTTCCATTTCTTGGAGTACGCTTCATTTCTATCTCAGATCGATATGATTCTAAAGATTATAAAGGAAAGAATTCAGACATCGAAGTACAGTTTAAAGGACTGATCGCAGACTTTTATGTGAAAGACCAGTCTGTAAAGGTAAAGGCAGCAGTCAGCACCCGACGAGGAAAAGGTGAATATTGCTGTGGCTCTGCACCTTATGGGTATCGAATCAATCCTGAAAATAAGAGAGAACTGGTGATTGTAGAGGACGAAGCAGAAGTGATCCGCAGAGTATTTGAACTGACCAATCAGCGATATTCCAAGATGGAGATTTGTAAGTTATTCAATGAAGAGGGTGTATTGACTCCCTTGCAGTCTATGAGCAGACGACAGAAATCAGGCAGTAAGAAAGCTTC